AGTAGCTGCTGGTGGTTCTGCTACGTCATCTTATAATTCATCAACAGGTGTTCTTAGTTTAGGTTTACCTACAGGTGCTACGGGTGCTACAGGTGCTACGGGTGCTCAAGGGGCTACAGGGCCACAAGGAGCCACTGGAGCTACGGGTGCCACTGGTGCTACGGGAGCTGACTCTACTGTTGCTGGCCCAACAGGTGCTACAGGGCCACAAGGCAACACTGGCCCCCAAGGAGCTACAGGGCCACAGGGTAACACTGGTGCTACGGGCGCTGCTGGCGCTGATGGTACTGATGGTACTGATGGTACTGATGGAGCTACTGGCCCACAAGGAGCTACTGGCCCTCAAGGTGCAGCAGGTGCTACAGGAGCTACGGGGTCACAAGGCCCACAAGGTAATACTGGTGCTGCTGGTGCTGCTGGTGCTGATGGTGACGCTGGGTCACAAGGCCCACAAGGTAATACTGGCCCACAGGGTTCTACTGGTGCTACAGGCCCACAAGGAGCCACTGGTGCTCAAGGTGCCACTGGTGCTACAGGCCCACAAGGAGCCACTGGTGCTACAGGTGCTACCCCATCTAACACAATGATGATTTATGAATACACAGCAACCAATAACCAAACTGTATTCAGTGGCTCGGACATAAACAGCAACACCTTGTCTTATGTCAGTAATGCTATAATCGTAACACAGAATGGTATTGCCTTAACAACTGATGATTATTCAACTAATACGGCTGGTACGTCAATCACCTTAAACTCAGCTGCTACTACCAATGACAAGATAGCAATAACTTCTTTTGAGACCTTTGCTGTTTCTAACCATTATCTAAAGACTGAGGTAGTTCCTGCGGCTGGTGGTACGTTTAGTGGTGATGTGGAGTTTGGCGATAACGTCAAAGCTAAGTTTGGTGCTGGTGATGACCTACAGATTTATCACGATGGCAACCATAGCATCATTGAAGATGCTGGTACGGGGGCTATCAAAATCAAGGTCGGTGATTTCCGAGTTGAGAATGCTAACGGCAGCAATCTAATCAAAGGTGTAGGGGATGTAGCCTCATTACACCATGCAGGGTCAACCAAACTAGAAACCACCTCCACAGGGGTCAGCGTCACAGGCGCAATGGCTGCAACCTCATTCTCTGGTGATGGTTCTAGCTTAACTGGTCTTTCATCTATAGCAACTTTTGGTGGTTCTACTGAGCAGACCTTTTCGGCTATTAACGGATCAGTGGATATCCCAGCATCTGCTACAGGATTATTTGTAACGCTAGTAGGTGGAGGCGGTGGTGGTGGTAGTTCCGCAGGTGGTGGTAATAACTCTTCTGGAGCAGCAGGCTCTGGTGGAGGAGCAGGTGGGTATTTAAACGCTTACATTCCTCTAACTAACAATACTTCTTTTACAGCTAACTACTCTATAGGCGCTGCTGGATCAGGCGGTACTCGCTTAGGAAATAATAGTACTTCTGGAACCGCAGGAGGAGCTACTTCGCTTACTCTAGGGAATTTAGGTACTATGACAGGCGGTGGAGGTGGCGCAGGTAGTGCAGATCCTGGAGGTAATGGAGGAGGAGGTAATGGTAGCGGTGGTACAGCCTCTTCAAACATATCTGGTCTAGTTGGTACTGGTAAAAATGGTGGTACTGTTTTTGGTACTGGGAATAACTCTTTGGAACCTTGGCAGGGTGGTCAAGCATTAGAGGATAACACTCGGCCTGATTTCTATGATTATAAAGTAATATCGTCAGGTTCTCCATATCCTTCCAACTCAAAGAATTATGCTGTCCATGCTCCTAAATCAAGCATACCTGCCTCTTATGCTGGCTACGGGTCACAGTCTACAGGGTCTAACTCTGGCAACTACCGCAGAAATGGTAATGATGGTTATCTAGGTGGTGGAGGTAGCGGCGGAGCGAGTAACGTAAACAACCTATCAGGTACTGGTGGTAATGGTGGTGGCGGTTACTTAATCGTTACAGTTTTAAGTTAAGGAGATAACATGACTAATGTACTGGCTCCCCGTATGAATTACGATTCATTCATTAGGGTTTACGAGAACGCTTATTCTGACGAATACTGTCAAGAAGTGATAGATGCTTTCGAGAGTATCTCAAGAACTGCTGAAGAAGGAGACCACCACGATCATTCCAATAACAGGCTGCGTAGAGATAGTGCAGTTTTTATGGATGACTTTAATAGTGAGGGGATGACTAAGGAAGAAAGCAAGCTACGTGAGAGATTAACAAACACTTTTGCTGAGAAGTTAATTCCCGAAGTAAGTCGATATCTAAAGGACGTAGGTGAGTGGGATAATGTATCCTGTATCCCTCAGAATATGAAAGTCCAGAAGTATGAGGCTGTTAAGCGAGGAGGTTATTATGCTTTCCATGCAGAGCAATCTTATAAGAGTCTTGATGATATGCGTAGGCTTCTAACATACGTGCTATATCTTAATGATGTACCAGAGGGAGAGGGAGAAACTGAGTTTCTTCATCAAGGAATTAGATGTCAACCAAAACGAGGTTCTCTAGTCCTCTTCCCTGCATTCTTTACGCACACCCATAGAGGGAATCCTGTGTTTACGACAGATAAGTATATAGCAACTGGCTGGATGCTTTGGGCAAACGTACCAGAAGACGGGGCAGAGGCTGATGAATAGTTATCTAGAAGTAGACAGCAATGGATTAGCTATCGGTGGCGTATACAATGATGTTGACGATTTGGCAACTCCAGAGAGTTGGGTGTTGTTAACAGGAGAAGCACAGGTAGGATGGACTTGGGACGGGTCTGCTTGGATTGCTCCACCACCTCCTCCACCTGTACTTGTCTCTATAGAGGAACTACGAGAAGAGAGGGACAAGCGTTTAGCAGCTTCTGATTTCTCTCAGTTGTTGGATGCTCCTTTATCTGAGGAGGCTAGAGGTACTTGGCGCAGTTATCGTCAGAGCCTTAGAGATTTACCAGAGAGTTATACACCAGTGGAGAGTCCAGAATGGCCCGAAATAAATATATAAAGGAGACTGTTCATGTCTAGGGGACAAGCAGGTTGGAAGTCAAGGGCGCGTAAGTATGCTGACCTCTTAGCATCTAATGGTATGGTTAAAAGTGATAAAGTGAATATCTCTATACCTACTGATATAGCTACTGATGGGGAGTTGGCTTCTGTACAGTCAACACTACAGGCAAACCTCACTTCTGCACAAACAACACTTCAGACAAACCTCAATAACCATCACCATGATACTACCTACGCTAAGGTTGACTTGAGCAATATAACAGTCGCAGCAGGGATGGGTTCGCTGTACATTGACATATACAGTAACGGCAGTACTACTAGCCGTGACACTGCCCGTAATTGGGCAACTGCATCTGTGACTGTGTCCAATGGTACACTCTTCGTAGTTCGTTGGTACGAATACTACTCTTGGTATCGAGGTAATGGGACTAACTGGGGTTATCGCACTGCGAATACTATATGGCTTAAAGACTCTAACGGCAGCTTCTGGCACATTGGAGGAAACTAATGTATCTCTCTCAAGTAAATGAATTAGAATCCCTTGGGTCAACCGAGGGTGAACATACAGTCATCTTTAACAAGCTTACAGGGGCTTTACTTTCCTGTGCCGCCAGTGACATCACTGAGCTAGTCAACACTGATTACTGTGTCTCCAAGGTAGTCTCCTTTGACCCCAAGGTTCAAGTATGGGTAGGAGATTATGAGACAGGCTCTGTGGTTTATCGAGAAGCTGTTCCGCGTGAAGCTACTGAGCGCATGTTGGATGCACAAGCTGGTGAACACATTCGTAAGACTTATGACTATTACCACCAGTTAAACATCCTACATCGTATGGTTAGTCTCCTTAGCGCGGAAGTTACTGGAGTGGAGGTAGAGGAGTTCAATGACATGGTTTCTCGTATTACAGAAGTACGTGACCTAAATGAGAAATACAAGATGTCTTATCAAGAAGACCCTGCTTGGACATTCCTAAATAAAGCCGATGAAGCAGCTAGGCGAGATGCTCAAGTGGCTGGTGGTTTCCATGAGGTTGTTGGCCCTCGTCAAGGAGGTCTGTAATGGCCCGTGTGATTCGGCAATTCCTTACCACTGCTGATGAAGTTAAGGAAGCTCTTCCAGAAATGCGAAGAGCCTATGGCGTTGGTCTACGCAAGAGCGATGCTGGTGGAGCGTGTCTCAGTGTATATGACCATGTACGTTGGCAACACTTTAACCGAAACCAGAAGGCAACTTGGAAACAACTAATGCCCTCCTCTTTGGTTAACACGTTTCTACAGGCTACTTTTGTACGCTTACCTGCAAGTGCAGGACGTATGTGTCCTACTACAATTGCTGCTAAAGCATCCACCCCTATTGGCGCTTTCCTGTCCATTGCACTGAATGACCTACAGAACATCAGTGTGAATAACGTACAGTATGTCTTAGACCAAGGTGATGCAATCCTGTTTGATGTAACGGATACTTATGAAGTATTCCCATCCAAAGGAGAAGCTCTATGGTCTGTGAACGTGGTTCCTAAAGTTAAGGGTACAACCTATGGTTAAAGAGTATGAACTGATTAAACCTCAATCTGCTCTTACACTCCGCGAAGAACTGATGACCTTACCTGATGCATACTGGGTAGACAGGTCAAAGTACTACGTCAACACAGGGCTTCAAGGAGAGGTAGGACGTTACCTATCTATGGGTGATAGGGCCATGCCTACCTCTTTAAAAGAGACATTGATTAGTATAGCGCCTAAGAAAGATATTCCTTTAACCGAAGTGGTTGTGAATAAATATCGCAAAGGGGATTTCTTACCTAAGCACATAGATGAAGCAGGGGCTAAGTATTGCGTTCTTCTTAGTCTAGAAGATTCAGAGGAGGGGCTAAGTAGTCTAGATGGTTTAATTCCAGACAAGGCAGGATGGGTAAAGGAAATACCTCTCTCCCTTGTACACTGGATTGAACCTGCTGAAAAGCCCCGTTTCACAATTATCTTTCTATATGACAGGACATTCAGGTGAGGTACAACATGAACAGCAAGTGGGTATGGATAGGACTTGGATTAACAGCTCTAGTTACTTTCATGGTATGGGGTGTTAGTGTAACCATGTGCAGAGAAGCTGTCTGCTAATGACTGAAGTAGAGAGAAGTACAATGACTTGGAGATGGACTGCTTTGTCTGTCTACCTCTTAATTTGCTTCTACGACTTTCTATTTGTGCCAGTATGGTATGGCCTTAATAGACCTAACATTGAGCAGTTCATGGAAATAATAGATTCAACTGAGCATGTATTAGTTCAAATGGAATTGATGAAGAAACTTACT